TTCACTCGTCGGCCTCACCAAACAGCGTGACGCCGTTGCCGCCTTTGAGAACACGGCCGGCAAAAACCTCGATCTATTCTTGCAGCAAGCCAAGAACGCGGTCGACACGGGCTCGGCCTGGATCAACTCGCCGCTGCGCACAGTGGCCAAAGGTATGCTCGGCAGTGCGGACCAGGCGGCCTATGACACTGCGCGCCAGGTGGCGATCAACGAGATTGCGAAAGTCACGAGCAACCCAGGCCTGAGCGGTCAATTGTCGGATACCGCTCGCAAGGAAGTCGGTGATTTCAACCCCAACAGCGCCACACTCGCGCAAACGTACCGTGTGGCGCAGATCTTGAAACAGGACATGGCGAACCGCCACGAGTCCTACAACGAACAGATTGGCGATATCCAAAAGCGAATCGGCGTAGGCGGCAGCGCCAATGCCGCACCGGCAGAAACAAATACCAGGGGCCAGGTGAAAGTCACGGCGCCGGACGGCAGCGTCCACACCTTCGCAGATCAAGCCAGCGCCGACAAGTTTAAGAAGCTGGCTAAAATTCCATGAGCACCCAGCCGGTAGACTATACAGCGCTCGCAAGGCAAGCCGGGGCAGTGTCCTCTCAGCCTCCCGGTGGGGGATCGATCGACTATGCGGCATTGGCAAAACAAGCTGGCGCGCTTTCGTCCGAGCCTGCCGCGAGCTCACAGGTGTCAGGCTGGCTCGATTCAGTTGAACGATTCGGTAAAGGCTTCTACGCAAATACGATTGAGCCATTCGTCGATATAGGAGCGGGGGCGGCCCATGCTGTAGCGCACCCCCTCCGAACTGCATCCGATGTTGCCAATTCTCCAATGGTTCAGCATCCAGTCGACACAACTGTTAAAGCGGCGCAAGATGCATGGAACACCCACATGCAGATGATCGACCAGGCGCGCCAGTCACTCGAAAAAGGCGACTACGATGATGCTATTCAGAGGGGAACCAATGCTTTGATTCCGGTTCTTGGGCCATCCATCCAGGCGAGTGTGGACAAAGCCAAAAAAGGGAACGTCGCGGAAGCGCTCGGCGAATTAAGCGGCATGGCGACATCGCTGGTGAGTATGGCACCGGGCACTGTGGAGTCTGTGGTTTCTAAGCTCCACGTTCCAGAGACCTCGCTTCCCGAGAAACTCTATCAGAGCGCGCTGAAACCTTCGCAGGTTAATCCAGAAAGAGCGGCGGCGGCCGTACAGACCGGTTTGGAAAATGCGATCCCGATCAGCGACGCGGGACAAGCAAAGCTTGCCGGATTGATCCAAGACCTTTCTGGAAAAGTGCGGAGCGTAATTGCAAGCGATCCGACGGCTACTGTTGATCCTGCTGCAGCAGCATCGAGGTTGTCCGACGTTCGATCGCGTTTCGCAAACCAGGCCGTTCCACAAAACGATCTAGCCGTCATCGACAAGGCGAGAAATGACTTCTTGGCAGCACACCCGGGCGAGGGAGAGTTACCTGGTGGCGGCCCGCTTCCAGCAGCTGAAGCCCAATCGATAAAGCAAGGGACCTACGCACAACTTAAATCCAAGGCCTACGGAGAGATGAAAACTGCGCAGATCGAATCCGAGAAAGCCCTCGCGCGTGGTCTGAAAGAGGAACTTGAGGCCCAATTCCCAGAGCTGAAGATCTTGAATGCAAAGCAAGGCGAGTTCTATGGATTAGAACCATACCTCGAAAAGGCCGTGGCGCGGATCGGAAACCATAACGTGATTTCCCTGGGAGACATGGCAGCTGCGGGGGCTGGTGGCGCAATGGCTGGCGGCCCTGGTGCGGCGGCGGCAACGCTTATGCGGCAAACGCTTGGCAGCCCACAGGTCAAATCGAGACTGGCCATTGCCCTTAATTCAGCACAGAATGCGAGAGGAGCACGCGAGGCTTTTGCTGCAACTGTCGCGCGGGTGAACCGTTACGTTCAAGGTCTCGATGCCGCCGTCTCTCCAACCATGGGGATACCGGCCGTTGCTTCGCCGGCGTTGGCTTCTGGCAACCAGGAACAACAATGAGCAGGGCTAGGATCAAGACCCGCATAGCGACGATTCTACCTAACTCTTCCAAATCATGAAGCGAATGCTGGAAGGACATAGAACAATGAAAAGAGACAGTAGTTCGGAAACCCCGGTCGATGCGCGTATTGAGTCTCTGGCCGTGTGCGCGCTCAAAGTAGCTGGCCAGATCGCCGCTGGCACCCTGGAGTGCGGAGTCTGCCAAGGGAACGGCCATCAATCACGAGGGAGCAACCGCAGACACGGCCGCGTCGCAGATCGTCAAAGGTGCCATCGCACCCGTCGTCACGCATCCCGTCCTACGGCAGAACAGCTACGTGTCGGTCGAGAGCGTCGCGAATCTCAGCCACCGCCCGCCGTGGAAGCCCTACAAGCTAGTCTGAGATCTCGGTCTCCTCTAGCTGAAAGACTGGACGCCGCGCTCTCAGTCTTGAAATTTGCTGCCAATCCACCGCATGCTCTCTTGTTCGAACGCGCGTACGGAGTGCTGGACGATGCCGTAAACAGACGGAGCAGCCCGCTCCTCCGTGTAGACGCGCTCATTGAGCTGTGCATCGACCTTATGGACCAACAGTACAAAAAGCGAACCGAGCCATTTTCCCCGGAAGAGGAGGCCGAGCATTTGGGCAGACATCTCGCCCTAATCGAAGAATATCGGAATGGCGCTCTCACCCAGGAACAGTTTGAGGCCGAAATGGGATTCAAGCGGCGTCGGCCAGTTCAATTGCGGCGTCGGCCAGTTCAATGAAGACCCCATGCAATCGCGTGACCCCATACGTCTTTGAAGCGAGATGAGCCAATGCACAGCAACAGGTCGGACGGGGAATCGATGCCGGTCTCAGGCAATCGCCGGCGCGACAGTTTGTCGCATGCACGGCGGGAGCGCGCCCCAGGTCCGAAAAGCTGCGGCGCTGCGATTGATCACGCTGGTCGATCCAGCGTTGGGCGTGCTGGCACAAGATCTGAAGGCGAAGGACCGGAAGTTGAGACAAAATGCAGCCTTCGACGTGCTGGACCGGGCGGGCTTCAAATCGGCCGACAAACTGATTTTGGAAGACCCCGCGAAACTGACAGGATTCGATGCCGATCTCTCACAGCTCACCGATGACGAACTTGAGCTCGCACGACGCCTTGCTCAAAAAGTTGCTGGCAAACCCGCGGCTGATTGAAACGGAGATTGCCCGGCGTCGAGAGCAGTTCCGGACGCTGTTTCCCGACGATGGCCCTCTACGGCGCGCGCTTTATCCAAAGCACCTGGAGTTCTTTCGCGCTGGCGCAACATTCCCCCAGCGTCTCTTCATGGCAGCGAATCGGATCGGTAAGTCCGTCGCTGGCGCCTACGAGACCACATGCCACGCGACGGGCCTTTATCCGGCGTGGTGGGACGGAAAGCGTTTCAATTGTCCAACAGACGGTTGGGCCTGCGGCACGAACAGCGAAACCACGCGCAACGTCGTCCAGGGCAAGTTGCTCGGCCCGGTGACACCCGAAGGTACGTTTGTCCCCGGCACGGGCATCATTCCAGCTGATCGCATCGTTGACTACACGTTGCGACGCAACGCGCTTTCAGGATCGGTCGAAACCATTTGGATACGGCACGAGTCCGGGGGCACGAGTCGTATAACACTGAAGACTTACGAACAGGGGCGGAAGAGCTTCGAGGGCGACGCCAAGCATTACATCTGGGACGATGAGGAACCGGACGAGGATATCTACACCGAGCAGCTCTACCGCACTCTGACAACACTGGGGGTCATCTACACGACGTTCACACCGCTGCAGGGAATGTCGACGGTAGTGACTGGATTTCTTGATCCGTCCCCCGAAGCGCGCGCTGTGAAGTTCTACGTCCAAGCCGGCTGGGCCGACGTTCCACACCTTGACGGCGAAGCCAAGAAAGCCCTGCTCGCTGGTACGCCACCATATCAAGTCAAGGCCCGCACGCTGGGCGAGCCATCGCTGGGCGCTGGTGCGATTTACCCTATCGCAGAAGAGGACGTGCTGCTCGATGACTTCACGATTCCCGAGACATGGATGAGGGTATACGCGCTGGACGTCGGCTGGAACCGAACCGCCTGCCTCTGGGGAGCTCGAGATCCAGGGAACGGCCGGATCGTTCTGTATGATGAGCACTATCAGGGTATGGGCGAGCCGGCTTCGCACGCCCTGGCTATCAAGGCCCGCGGGGATTGGATCAAAGGCGTCATCGATCCGGCAGCTCGGGGACGGAGCCAGGTCGACGGTAAGCAACTGCTGAACCAGTACCAGTTGCTTGGCCTCGATCTAGCGCCAGCGATCAACGCCGTAGAAGCCGGTCTTACCGGTGTCTGGCAAGCGCTCGTCTCTGGACAATTGAAGGCTCAGAAGCACTTAACCCAGTGGCGCCGGGAGTTCGGGAGATATCATCGCGACGAAAAAGGCAACATCCCCGCACAGGATGATCACCTGATGGACGACACTCGTTACCTGTGGATGAGCGGGCGAGACCGCCTCACCCTGCGGCCGCGGGAAGACGATTACTCGGGCGATTACCTGCCTCGTGATTGGCGGCTTGGATAACATGGCACGCCCTCGCGGCCGTCCGCGGGTTGACCTTGCCGGCGCTGCGATCGTCTTCTTGCGAGATTCACTCGCGATGAGTTGGGGGCAAAT